AGCCATCTCACATGATATTTGTTTACGACCTTGTACAACAAAATCTTTCTTTCTTACATAACCCCAAGGAGAAAGTTTACGAACTTTCTTTTCACCCATCAATCTTTCAATACGTCCTACAATGTAAGGAATATCGTACAACTCACAGTTCCAACCAGTGATAACCTCTGGTGTATTTCTTTCCCAGTATTCTAGAAAACGGTCAATTAAATTATATTCATCTGTGCATTGCACATACCTCACATCATCTCTTGTATTATTGAATGGACGAGATGCAAAACAAACTATCTTCTTTGTTGTATAATCTTGTAAAGTAATTGCAAGTAATTCTTCTGCACAATCAAATACATTAGGGAAACCACTTTCAGCAGCAACCTCAATATCAATCGTGACTAATTTAATTTTACTAATATCAAATTTAATTTCTTCCTCTGGGTATCTCTCAGAAATATATTGACAGATATATCTGTCATTACCATATACATCAAAGTTTTCTACACCAGAATATTTCTCAATAAAACTTTTACACTCAGATATTTTACCAGGTTTAATTGGTTCTACACTTTCTCCTTCGAGAGTTTTATACTTTGATTTTTTCTTCGAAGGTACATAAAAAGTGGGATGAAA